TTTACATTAGTCAAATCAGCTCTAGTCAAATTTGCATTAGTCAAATCAGCATCAGTCAAGTTTGCTCCAGTCAAATTTACATTAGTCAAATCAGCTCTAGTCAAATCAGCTCCAGTCAAATTTACATTAGTCAAATCAGCTCTAGTCAAATTTGCATTAGTCAAATCAGCTATAGTCAAATTTGCATTAGTCAAATCAGCTCTAGTCAAATCAGCTCCAGTCAAGTTTGCTCCAGTCAAGTTTGCTCCAGCATACCGTGCTGCGGTTAAAGTAAGTCTCATCGAATTGTCTTCTGCTTCGTGTGAGAATAAAACTCGACTGCCGCTACTGCGTTTAATTTCAATCTTCATGATAAAACTTTCCCGTCTATTAGTTTTCCCATTTGTTTAATCGCGTTATTCCATCCAGCTTTATGGCCATCTCGATACGCAAGCTCTTCGCGCAACGGGGTGTTTTCTGTAAGCCACAGCTCGCACGTGGTCAAATACGCTGCCCGTTCATCTGAATTTTCTTCAGTTACTTTTTCCATTTTTGCCTCCTCTGATTTAATATCGCCACCCTCACGAACCGCATATCCGGATCCTAGATTATCTCGGAATGCCGTACCGTCACCAGAATCAAAACGATACGCCGACCCCTCACCTACGCCAGTACGAAAGGCTGAACCATCGCCCGCGCCAGTACGATAAGCCGATCCGTTGCCAGTACCAAAACGCCAAGCGTGCCCATTCCCATGGCCTTTGCGATAGACTGAGCCGTTCCCCGGACCATCAAGTGTGATCGACCCGTCTTTATCACCGCGCATACCATAATTGTAATCACCGTCCCATTCACTTACTGTTATTGTAATGTCTTCGCCGTCTGCCTCCACAAAATAGACCCACGATTCTTCGTCATATTCTGCAATTTTTAGAACCTCATTGACTGTGTAGTTTTTCATTTTTGATAATCCTCGTTTGTTTATCATTAACAGGAAAGATCACATGGACGGTGCCCGCATTTACTGCATGCCAGAGGCGAATAGCTGCAATCGTCAAGCTCAATACAGCATCCGTCACTATCAACACATGCGCCGCAATCATCACACTTTCCCACAACAAGCAAATCCTGATCGCGTTGGGTCATTAAATTGTCACAACACATATTTCACTCTCCTGATTTAGTTACTAAAAAAATATTGCGCAAATTCAATAAGTACGCTTTGTGACGCACCTGTATAGTGCGTCCATGGTGTGCCCCAGTCTTGATATTCAAGCCAGGCCGCTGTTACATCGTAGCCATCTAAATTGCCCCTAATGCGAACAGCAGGACCACCTGTACACAACAAAATCACAAACTCTTCGGCCTCTAACTCTTCACCTATTCCAGCCCAGCCGCTACGCACTAATACTTCAAGGGGTGAGTCGTACAATGCCGCCATAGCGTCATCTTGGTCTGTGTACTCGCCGGCTGCTTCATTAAGCTCTTCCAGCTCTTCGCCGTTTTCTCTGTCCCATTCGATAAGCTCGGCATGTGAACCTAGCTCTACCAGCTCTTCGCGTTCTTCTGTCAATTCGGTTAAACGATCATAATCACAATTAATGGCGTCCAGCATTGCTACTATTGAAGAATACTGTGTAGCGGCTTGCTCTTTAGCGTCTTTAGTTTCCATTTTGATAATCCTCGTTTGTTGTTTGTGTATTTAGTTTAGCATAGTTACTAGTAATGCAAAGTGATAAATTAAAGTATTTCTTCTTTTTCGATAGCGCTGCCATAATCAATCTGCACTAAGCAGTTCGAAACCGGCTTCAATCGCATTGGCATTAAAACGCCGACAAATTCCGGGTAGCCCGGTATCATCACCCAGGCGGTATCGGTGCCGTTTGGAAGCAATGACGCTTTGAATGGCTCATTTTTACAAACACCAAGCTCAATAGCTGCTTTTTCAAAGACAGTAAGATAAGACCACTGGAACTGGGCACTCTCTCCTGCTTTAGTATGGGTCGGGAATACTCGTGTTATGTCTGGGTACAATCCATCCACACCGATGAATCGTTCCTCATTATCCCCGTCTGTCATCCGTCCTTTTTTATCGTCGTTCCATTCGATGACAACTATGCCTATTTTCGCCCGCTTTGTCTTTTTCAGATAAAAATCAATTTGTGTATTTGGAATGATTAATTCAGGGAGGCCAGTCAAGACATCGGTGTATTTTATGGCGCCGATATAGTGATCGTTTGCGCCAATAAGATAGCCATTTTTTATCGCCACGCCGCAAAGATATTGCTTGGTATTTTTAGTGGCAGTAAATAGGCGCACAGCGCGCAAATGATTAATCTGGATTGCGACTTGATATTTGTATTCGGTCATTTTGATAATCCTCGTTTGATTAGTTTGTTGTTGCGCCGTCATGCACATGTCCGCGCATAGGATGAAAGCTTTCTGATGTCGTGTGAGTCATGGTCGTTCTCCAGTTATGCCAGCCTGAATTCAGAATTGGCAAATTTATTGCTAAAGTATGCGAGGTCGGCTTCTGCCATCCATGTTTGAGACGGTAGCGCCTTAGCCTTGTCGCGTTCTGATAGCGTTATCACTTTCCCGCCATTGTTGCAGAATACATAAAGCCATCCGTCCGGCGTGTTCATTTGTAGTTTCTTCATGTTCGTTCTCCTCAGTTGTTGTTTGTTATCTATTTACAAGTACCCATTCACCAGGCAGGCATTCAGTAAACTCAACTTCAACGACCTCCCCACGATCTGCCGCGTTAACCGTCTGACCGGTTTCGTCTTCATAGTCCCAGCCGTCCCTGGTATCGACTGAGCCGGTGGAGACATTCATATAATAAGTTTCAGTTTTGAGATCTTTCATTTTGTTAACCCTCATTTGTTGGTTGATGTGTTCAGTATATATCAGTTAGCGGTAATGTAAAGCGCGAAATTGAAAAAATTTAAAATATTTTTAGCGGGTTATTCCAAGCTATATCTATATAAAGGAAGAGCGAAGAAAAAGCGGTACATGTGACAGAATGTCGCGAGTGTGACAGACAAAAATTTGATTAAAATTATATAAGAATCAATGGTTTAGAGGGCCATTTGTGACAAAGTCACGCAGAAAGTGGGAAAAGATGCAAAAGTGGAAAAGAACAAGAAAAAGGTCTAAAAATGGGGTTTTTCGCGTGCGCAAGGAATTCTGTCACAAGAGAACGCCTAACTCATTGAATTCATTGAAGTTTAAATTTCAGATTTTTGAATTTTTGTCTGTCACATCTGTCACATGTGGGCACGTAAATCATTGAATTTGTTATGGTTTAGTCAATGTTGCCATTCTGTCACATCTGTCACATGTGCCGCATCTGTCACATCTGTCACATCTGTCACATCTGTCACATCTGTCACATCTGTCACATGTGCGGTTCTCTTTTTTCTTTTTTCTTTTGGAATGGGTGTTGACGCTGGATGAAATGCGTGTCATCATCACTACACGAATGAACGAATGAGCGATTGAATGACTGAACGAATGAGCGATTGAATGACTGAACGAATGAGCGATTGAATGACTGAACGAATGAGCGATTGAATGACTGAACGAATGAGCGATTGAATGACTGAACGAATGAGCGATTGAATGACTGAATGACTGAATGACTGAGCGATTGAATGACTGAACGAATGAGCGATTGAATGACTGAACGAATGAGCGAATGACTGAGCGATTGAATGACTGAACGAATGAGCGAATGACTATCTTAAAATCCCGAAAATCCCAAATTATTATTGATCGCATATCGTGTGTCACAGCACCGCCGCACCACAGCACCACAGCACCACCGCACCACACGCACCACACTGCACCAGGAGGCACGCGCCGCGCTCAACCGCGCACTGCCCGCGACACCCGGCCAGCCACCGACCGGACCGGCGCACAGGGGGGGGGGAGACTCGTCGATAGAGTGTCACACTTGTAGTACCACCACCAGAAAATCTAGCACAGCTTTTTTGAAATTAGCAGTAACTTTACATTAAATAGGTGACATATGTTCGTCTGGACAATCAGTGATGTGTTAACCCTTGCAATTGTGATCGCCCTGGTTGTACTAGGTGGGGCAGTAGCTATAGGCTCCGCTGCAACGCGAGCCAAGTGTAAGCACGATGGTAGACTAATTGAGACCCAAGCCTGCGATGCCATTTGTGAGAAGTGTGGTAAGAATATGGGCTTTATTGGAAAGTACCGCCCCACAGTGAAATTTTAGGGAATATGCCAATGAGGGTTGACTAAACCTTCCGACTATGTTATTAGTTTTACGTTCGCCAAATCATTGCCCAACTAGAGACGTAGTAAATGTTAAAGTCGGATATGACCATCATATCGGAAATGACGGATGCTGAATCGGCACAGCCGCAGCCTATGATGTCAGCAAAGGACGCACGCGAATCAAGAGAATACAACTACGATATAATCTTCACCCGTATCCTTCCCCAACTAGAATCAGGAAGACCGCTTTCTGAACTACTCCGTGAAATTGCCGAAAGAGAAACAAACCTCGATATCACTGGATTTAGACGTTGGGTTCACAACGACGATGCCCGAAGTAAGACATACAAGGCGGCCAAGAAGATTGGCGCCCACTGTGTGGAAGACGAGATGCTGCGCATTGCAGACGACGTTGATAAGGATGTGTACCGCTCCAAACTGCAACTCGACACCCGCAAATGGCTTCTTGGTGTGTGGGATAGAGACACCTATGGGGATAAGCGGGAAGTTGCCAATACGTCGGACAAGCAGGTCAATATATTCATTGATGGCATTACTCCGAAAGCCAATACAGGGCTAACAATTGATAACGATGACCCATTCTTAATTGGAAATGACTGATGGCCGATTTGAGGTTTGAATTACTCAACTGGCAAATGAAGGAGTTCAAGAAGAACCCTCGGTTTTCTGTAATCATGGCGGGCAGACGGTGCGGTAAGACCAGCGGGGCTATTAAGAAGGCTTTGATAAAGGGCATAGAGTGCCCAGATAAGACGGCTGGCGTAGCCTATGTTGCGCCCACACAAGCCATGGCTAGACGTTTGGCATGGAACGCCATACTCGAACAAGGAAAGTCGATTATTCGATCAGTAAGTAACACCCACATGGAAGTGACACTGATCAATGGGGTGACTATCTATGTCGCTGGTGCGGATAAGCCGGATAACCTACGTGGATTAAAGCTGTACTTTGTTGTTCTCGATGAAATAAAAGATTTCAAGCCTGATGTTTGGCCTATGGTAATACGCCCTGCGCTTACGGATATGAAGGGTGGGGCAATGTTTATTGGAACACCTGAACCAGGTGACAACCAGTTCAATGACTTGTTCGATTATGCCGAAAGTGGAGTGGACAAGGACTGGACTGCTACGCTATTGACCACCTATGACAATGAAACGATCGATCGAGATGAAATAGAGACTGCCAAACGCACCCTATCTACAGCGGTATTTGAGCAAGAATATATGGCCAACAGGTTTACATCCGGGGCCAATTTATTAAAGATGGAATGGTTTAAGCATGGCCCTGACCCAATAGAAGGGGATTATTACATAACTATTGACCCAGCGGGATTTGAAAGCGTAATTGACCCGAAAAAGAAAAAGCATCTTGATAATTTTGCAATTGCGATAGTAAAAGTTACCCCTACTGGCAAATGGTGGGTACATAAGATAGATTATGGTCGGTGGGACGTCAGGGAAGCGTCCGTTCGCGTGATGATGGCAATCCGTACATTTAAGCCACTGAGTATTGGAATAGAGCGTGGATCGTTGGCAAGGGCGTTTCTTCCCTACTTCACAGACTTGATGCGCAAGAACAACATGGTTTACCCAAATATCAAGCCAATTTCAACAAGCGGCTCATCAAAGATCAATAGGATATCATACGCGCTTCAGGGGATGATGGAGCATGGTCGAATAGAGTTCAACGTGAATGAGAATTGGGATCAGTTCAGACGAGAAATGATCGCATTCCCATCACCTCGTACTCACGATGACCTTTTGGATTCCTTATCAATGATTGCGCACCTGGTTACCGTCCCATATGGCGGAAATCGCAATAACGATGACTACAACTACATAGTGATGGATGAAATATGTGGATTTTAGTCCAATTTAACGTATTTTCAAAGTAGGGCGATAACCAATGGTAGATATTGTAATCAATCGCAATGACCCTCAGATACTTGACGACGTTGATCAAGACGAAGTAGTTAGTAAGTTTTACAAACTGACGGATGGCGATGAAAAGCTGGTGTCGTTTGTTTTGGAACAGACTGATTCATGGCGGGAATATAGGAACGCCAACTATTTAGATAACTGGCTGAAGTATGAGCGAATTTGGCGAGGAGAATGGAGTGCTTCTGACAAGTTACGCAAAAGTGAACGCAGTAGGATAATATCACCTGCCACACAACAGGCCGTGGAAACAAGACATGCTGAAATAATGGAAGCTATTTTTGGCCAAGGTGAGTTTTTCGATATTGTTGACGATATCGAAGATCAGAATGGCCCCATGGATGTAGCCAAGATTAAGGCGCTGCTGGCAGAGGACTTTAAGCGGGACAAAATTCGCAAATCGTTTGATCAGATCACCCTGATGGGTGAAATATATGGAACAATGATTGGCGAAATAGTAATTGGGGAGGAAGATATTTATACGCCGATGGAAATCCCATTAGGCAATGACAAGTTTGCACATGGCACAACACCGGGGAAAAGGACGTTTGTTAAACTCAACCCAGTAAGCCCTAAGAATTTCCTATTTGACCCGAATGGTACTGAGATCAACAACTGTCTTGGGTGCGCGATAGAGAAGTACGTGTCCATCCACACCATTAAACAGGGAATAAAAAACGGAAAGTATCTAAACGTAGATATTGAGGCGACTTACTCCCAGAGCGAGAAGGAGGAGTTGGTAGAAGCCGTAGCCTTTGATAAGAATAAAGGGCTTTTGCTCACATACTACGGTCTTGTGCCAAGAGAGTATCTGACGAACGGTGAGGGGGATGTTGCCGATTCGGACGACTATTCCGATATGGTCGAGGCAATTGTGGTTATTGCCAATGGTGGGTTATTGCTGAAGCGTGAAGAATCGCCCTATATGATGAAGGACCGGCCGGTCCTTACTGCGCAATCCGATACCGTACCAAATCGGATCTTGGGCAGAGGGACAGTTGAGAAAGCATTTAATATGCAGTCGGGAATAGATGGGTCAATGCGCTCACATTTGGACTCGCTTGCTTTGACCAATGCGCCAATGTTCGGCATCGACTCAACAAGGTTCCCAAGAGGAAAGACATTTGAGGCATACCCAGGTAACACGTTTTTTACCACTGGCCCAGCCGATGAAATTATAAAAAGAATAGACCTTGGCGTAACGGACAATAATGCGCTGGTCGCGAGTAAGGAATTTGAGAGAATGCTACTCATGGCCACTGGCACAATTGACTCCGCAGGTTCACCTTCACAGGTGTCCAGAGATGGCGATATGGATATGGCTACAGCTACCATGATCAAGAAATACAAACGAGTACTCGTTAACTTTCAGGAAGACTTCTTGATTCCGTTTATTAATAAGTCGATCTGGAGACGGATGCAATATGACGCAGAGCGGTATCCATCGGTAGACGTTACGTTTATTCCTACAGGTACGCTTGGGATAATTGCAAGAGAACATGAACAAAAGCAGATAGCATTCCTGATTCAGACACTTGGTGCGCAATCCCCACTCACCCCAGTATTAATGAAAGGCATATTGCATAATTCCTCACACCCTCAGCGGGAGGAGCTAATTGCCCAATTGGGCGAAGCAATGAAGCCTGACCCGGCAACGGCGCAGGCGGAGCAACAGAAAGCGCAGGGAGAGGCAGCGTTAAATGAAGCGAAGATTGCGAAAATTGCAGCGGAGATAAAGAATATTGAGCAGGATACGATCGACGCACCATCAATCGCAAAAGCCAAGTTGATTGCGGCACTATCAACAAATCTTCAAAACGGTGAAGAGGACAAAGACTTTGACAGACGATACAAGATATCCAAATTAATGCTTGAGGAAAAAGCCATTGATAACACACGCGATATTTCAGAAAACCAACTACTTTCCAGTATGAATAAGGGACAACCAAATGAATAAGGAACTTGAGGACTATTATATCGAGCGATTCAAAATGTTTGAGACAAAAGGCTGGAAAGACCTGATGGAAGATCTTCAGAAAGCCGCAGATGCGACTAACCGATTGGATGGAGTGACCGTGGACACACTTACGTTCAAACAAGGTGAAATGAGTGTGCTACGTTGGATGTTGTCGCTAAAGGATCTAAGTGAGGCAGTATTCGATGAATTGACTACGCCCAAGGATGAGCCAGAGGAATAGGGAAATGAGGATAATGCTTGATTTTGCATGTAAGTCTTGTGGAACAGTGAAAGAGAAGTTCATCAATCACAAGGAGAAGGTGGTTGATTGCGAGTGCGGAGGAAAGGCGATGCGAATTATATCTACTCCCACAATACGACTTGATGGAACATCCGGACACTTTCCATCGGCCCATGATAAGTGGGCAACGATTCGAGAAAAGCACGCAAGGCGGAACGCTGCGAAACGACAAAGGGAAGGTGCCAATGAGTAGTTGACAATCGCGTAGTATAGTGGTAGAAGAATAACATCTCCTCCATAAGCCATTTGGCCGGAGGATTATTTAAATTCCTATAACCCAAGATGGGCAGGAGAACGAAAGTGGTTGAAATAGTAGATGATCTTTATGAAGCTGGTGACGAATCCGAGGCAGTTGATAACCAACTACAACCAAGCGAACCCGTTATTACGCCAGAAGCTCCACCTGTAGATGACGTACCTGAGAAATACAAAGGTAAAGCAATCCAAGACGTCATCAAGATGCACCAAGAGGCGGAAAGACTCGCCAGTAGGCACGCTCAAGAGGTGGGAGAAGTTAGGAAGCTGGCAGACCAGTTAATAAAATCACAAATTTCACAACCGCCTGAAAAAGAACCTGACGATAAGTTGGACTTTTTTGATAACCCAGAAGAGGCTGTTCGTAGATCTATTGAAAGTAATCCAATCGTCAAAGCCACGCAAGAATACGCACTGCTTGCACAGAGAGCACAAATCAAGCGGGAATTTGACGAACTTCATCCAGACGCAGGTCAGATAGTAAACGACCCTGCATTCAATGAGTGGGTTACAGCAAGCAAGATCCGAACAGCCTTGTACAAACAGGCCGTCGATTATGACCTCGACGCAGGGAACGAACTGTTTTCCACATTCAAGCAATTGAGAAAGGTTGCCGCAAATAGCAGCAGAGCGGATACAAGTGAGGCAGATAGAGAATCTCGATCTTCTGCAATACGTGCAGCCTCAGTTGACGTAGGTGGAGCTGGAGAAACAACGAAGAAGCGATTTAGTCGGCAGAGTTTAATCAGAATGCAAATCACAGATCCGGCAAAGTACGAGGCCAATCAGGACGAAATAGCGTTGGCGTATCGGGAAGGCCGGGTATACTAATTGATTATAGGAGTTAAATAATATGGCATTAGGATCAGGTCACCAAACCACCACAACGGATTCGGCGTTTATTGCCGAGCAATGGAGTGACGAGGTAATTGCAGCAAAGGAAAAGAAACTAGCCCTTGCTCGCCTTGTCACCAATATCTCATTTGTTGGTAAAAAATACGACACTTTGCATATCCCAGTGCCAGGTAGAGGAAATGCGTCACAAAAGTTAGCGAACACCCAAGTAACGCTGGTCACGGATACCGCCACTGACATTGCCGTACTCATTGATCAACATTGGGAATACTCAAAGCTGTATGAGGATATTTCGCAACTTCAGGCAAAA